CTCCACCTGGGGGTGGTCGGGGCGAGGAGCTGAGGGTGTAGGCGGAGCGAACATTATCGAACGTGCATACGGGAATGTGGGTCTCTAGCCATGCAGCAATATTGATCATGGCTCGGCCAGTGTCGACTAGTGCCACCTACCCGCCGACCCACTGGACACCAGATCGAACAGCGCAGACTGGTGGGCGAGCGAATCCGCCACCTTCGCCACGAGCGCCACCTGAGCCAGGAGGCGCTGGCGGAGCTGGCCGGCTTAGACCGTCAGACCGTCGGAGCCTATGAGCGGGCGCAGACATCCGGGTCGCTCGACGAGGTGGTGGCCATCGCTGCCGCGCTCGGTGTCGACACCTGGCGCCTCTTCTACGGCTGACGTCCCGCCGTTCTCCCGCCGCACCCACGCGGCCACGCGCTCCCGGGACGGCGACCAGCCGGAGGCGGCGCGGTCCTTGCGCAGGTCCCACGGCACCCAGCCGGCCTGGCCGTGCAGCACCTGCGGGCGCACCTCGAACCGGGCGCTCACCGACTCGCCTCCTGCCGCGGCCTGCAACCGCAGCCGTCGGCAACGCACCGGCAGCGCAGATCCTGGGCGCGACCCTCGGTGAAGAGCCCGCCGGGGCAGGCGTGGTGTGCGCCGAGCTGGCACTCTGCGGTGACGTACCGGCCGCCCAGCCTCAGATCGAACTCGATGACCTCGTCGACGGTCTCGCGGTGTGGCGGCCAGATGTGGTCGGGGACGTGTGCGAGGTCGGGACGCTCCAGGCCGGAGATCGTGAAGGTCATGCCGCCGCCCTCCGGTGCCGGGCGCATGCGACGACTGCCCAGCCGAGCGGCTCACCGGGCTCGGCCGGCGTGGTGTAGACGTGGCCAGCAGCGGCGAGGGGCCCGGCGTGCGGGCCGTCGTACCGGCACGCGACGGCGTGCAGCTGGTCGAAGCCCAGGTTGTCGCCGTCGCGCACTGCCGCCGTCTCGGGCGGGCGGGTAGCCTGCTGCATGTCGACCCTCCACGGTCGTCCACGCCCCGGGCCGGTGACACGGCCGCGGGGCTCTTCTCTGCCCAGCGTATCGCCGGTGCGCTAGGTGCGATAGGCGAGATAGGCCAACTCGGTCACCTGATCTCGCCTGGCCGTCAGTGCGCACCTAGCGTCGATGCGTGGACTGGATCCCGGATGTGCCCAGGTGGCGGCAGGTGTACGAGCTTGTCGAGGAACGCATCGACAGCGGCACGTACCCGCCCGGTGAGCGGCTGCCGTCCGCGCTCGACCTGTCGGCGGAGACCGGCATCGCGCCGATGACCGCGCGCCGGGTGCTGAAAGAGCTGCGGGACGCCGGGCTCGCGTACATGGAGCCGGGCATCGGGACCTTCGTGGCTCGGCTGCCGGAGCCACCGACGAGCTGACGGCCTGTCACCGTCCGGTGCCGGAGCGGTCACGGACTGGCAACCGCTCTCCCTACCCCGCGGTACGCCGATACGTTCGGGCCCTCACCACCCAGGACCAGAGGACCCCATGCGCCCCGTCACGCTCGCCATCGCCGCCGCCTGCCTGCTCGCCGGCGTGGTCGCCTGCGACCCCGTCGCGACCAGCCCCACCCAGAAGTCCACCGCCGCCGCGATCCCCGCCGGGTCCGCCCCGGCCGCCGGTGGAGACGCCGCGAAGCCCGCCGCCCCGGCCGGTGATGGCGACAAGGCGCAGGACGCCGCGATCACCAAGTGCGAGGTCGACAAGACTCTCGGCTGGCCGTCCGCCGAGGTCACCATCACCAACCACAGCAGCAAGTCCAGCAACTACATGGTGCAGGTCGAGTTCCTCGACGCCTCCGGCACCCGCATCAGCGAGGGCATCGCCGCTACCAACGGCCTCGCGCCCGGGCAGAAGTCCATCCAGAAGGCCCAGGGCACCGCGGAGGGCAAGGGCAAGTTGTCCTGCAAGGTCATCGACGTGACCCGGTACGCCGCGCCCTGACCCCGGACATGACGAAACGCCCCCGCTCGGCACGAAGCCGAGCGGGGGCGGTGGCGCCTACGGGGCGCGGATCAGGTGGATGTCGGCGGGGTCGGGTTCTGGTACCGCGGCGCCGAGGTCGCGAAGCGCAGTCTCAAGCCGCCGGATGTACCGACGAAGCGCACCCGTGCGCTCGTCCTGGAGAACAGCGTGCTCCTGCTGCGCGGCTACCGTCGTCTGCAGTACACCCTGCTCGGACTCCAGTTCGGCCACCCGGCCCCGCAGACGGATCATCTCCTGCGCCAGGCCAGCAATCGTCGTGAGGTCGCCCACCGTCGGGACGGCCGGCTTCGGCTCCTCGTCCTCGTGCTCGCGCGGCCGGGAGATGCGGGCGACCAGCACCGACCCGAGCGTGGCGGCCGCCACCGCGACCGCCCCCCACACCCCGTCGCTACTGGGATCCATCTGCACGCTCCATCTCCAGGGCCCGGATACGGCGCAGAGCCGCCGTGTACCGAGCCGACATCATCGCCACCACGCCGAGCAGGGTCAGCGGCACACACCACGCGGGGACAGCTGTCCATGCCTGCGGGTATCCGCCCGTCAGCCAGGCGATGACGTACGCCCCGGCCCACGTCATCGGCGGCAGGGCGGCCGCGGCGAAGCCGAGCATGTCCCGGCCCGGGCGGCAGACCGAGGCGGCCGCCGACGCGAGTCCGCACAGGACCCAGAGCAGTCCCCACCAGGCCAGCGGGCAGATCGAGGTGAGCACCTGCACGCCCCGCAGCACGCCGTACCGCGGGTCGGTCACGATGCCGACGCCGTACGTGGTCCAGCCGGCGCCGGTGACCCACAGGGCGGTGCCGCGGAGGCCTACTCTCCGCCGGTACCAGGCCCCCGCGGCACCCATGTCACACGCCCGGGGCGGTCGAGGCGCTGTTCTTCTGGCCGATCGCGCGCGCCGCGACGCCCTTGAGGAACGACCCAGCCGCGGCGATCCCACCCACCCCGACGGACTGCCAGAAGGAGGCGTGGAACATGTCGGCCGGCCCGGCCGCCATGGCGATGCTGCCGGACGCCATGAGGAACGTCCAGGTGGTGCGCTCGGCGAGGTCGCGTGCGTACGTCTTGGCGGTCTGAACGACGGTCTCAGCGGACGGCAGCGAGGGGAGGGAAGAGGGGGCGGTCACGAGGGACTCCGATCTGAGAGGGGATCATGCGGGTATCCACTGGCCGCCGCGCACCCATCCGTGGGTGCCGCAGCAGGGCCAGAGCAGGGATGGCTCCATGTGGAGCGGGTCACGGCTGACGAGATCGTGCTCCGGGGCGGCAGCGCAGATCCACCGGCCGCCGAGTGCAGCAGGGCACCAGTGCCAGAACCACGGGTTCGGGTCCGCGTCGTCGGCGGTCAGGCCCGGGCCCGGCCAGCCGTACGCGAGGTCGGGGGTGAGCTGGTGAACCTCGGCCCACCAGTCGCACCACTCGGTGGGCGGCGTCGCCCGGTCGGACTCGCCCATCAGCGGGTGACGGGCTTGGACTTCGTCGCGGCCCAGGTGCGGGCACCCACCACGCCGTCGACCGCACCGACCGGGTAGCCCTCGGCGTTGCACTCGGTCTGGAAGGCGCGGCACACGGCCTCGGACGCATCGCCGTACCGGCCGTCCACGGTGAGCCGCCAGCCGCGCCACGCCATGTACGCCTGCCACATCTGCACCCGGGTGGTCTGGGTGAAGTTCCGCAGCGGGCGTCCGTCGTACGTCGCGTACGCGGACGGGGGCGGGGTGCTCTTGGCGGGCGGCTGCGGGGTCGGTGCGGGCGCCGGGGTGGCGCCGCCGGGCCGCGGCGCGCCGGCCTGCACCCACGCGTACAACGGACCGCCAGGGCACGAGGTGGCGTACCCGTCCCGGTGCCCCTTGATCTCCTGCCCGGCGCCGTGCTGACGCAGGAGCTCGATGCCGTCGCGGATCGCGTGCAGCATCGGCGGTGTCGGCGAGGTCAGCCCCTTGTCGCCGACCAGGCCGACGATCGCGTAGTGCGCCCGGTTGAGCGGCTGGTTGCCGTTCGCGCCGGTGCGGCGGCCGATGCCGCGGCCCTCGAGGAGGTAGCCGTGTGGGCAGGCGCCGTACGAGTACGCGATGTCGCTGTAGTTCTCGGTCGTGTTGGCGAGGTGGCTGAGCCGGATGTTCTTCCACTCGGCGATGCACAGGCCGTGGTCGGAGAGCAGGCCGGTGCTGACGGTCGTGCCCTCGTAGTGGACTTTCACGCCGAGCGTGGTCGCCTGTATCGGCGCCTCGGACTCGGGCCAGCCGAGCTGGGCGCGGGTGACGAGCTGCACGTGTGCCTCCTGCGGGCATGGGGAAGCCCTCGGGCCGGGCGGCACGAAGGCGGGAGAGATGTGCCAGTCCGGCAACAGCCGGGCGACGAAGAGGCGGCGGCGACAGGGGCCGCGAGTACCGTTGAGGATCAACCAGCAAGGGGGACAGCAGAGATGAAGATCAGTAGGCAGGCGATGGCGATCGCGGCGACCGTGGCGGTCATCGCCGGGGGCAGCGCCACCGCAGCCGCACTCACCGGCGGCGGACCCGCCCCGGAGCCGCCCGCGGTGACGGTGCAACAGGTAGCCGCCGAACCCAGCGACCCGGCCAGCCCGGAGGCCAGCAACTCACCGAGTACCGAGGCCGGCCCCAGCGCGACCCCGACCACGGCACCGGCCAGCACCACCGCGGCCCCCGCGCCGACGCACACCAGCACCTCGACGAAGGGCACCACCGTGACCACCCAGACCGAGCCGACCGCAGACGACACCACCCCGCCCGCCGTACCCGGCCCGCCCGGGGCCACCGCCGGCCAGAACAACGGCGGCAGCGGCACCGTGGACACCGGCCCGTACCCCAGCCGCGGCCCCGACCCCGTCGTCAGCCCCTCCCACGCGCCCGAGTAGCCGTCAGGACTGCACACCGAACGTGCTCAAGCCCTTGATGCCGATCGCCCCCGCGCCGCCAGTCACCCGGGCCTGCCAGTGCAGGTACGTCCAGGTGCCGAACGGCTGGGCAAGCGGGCCGGTGAGGCTGCCGAAGGTGAACGCGGCCGTGCCGATCGCGAGCGGCCCCAGGACGACGGTGCCGGAGTCGTCCACCAGCCGGATCTCACCGCTTGTGCCCGCGGCGGCCTGCACCAAGTAGTAGCCCGTGACCCGCGGGTGCTGCACCTGCCACGGCAGATGCTGAAGCGTCACGAAGGTCCCGCTGGTGGTGGTGAACGTCGGCGCCTCGGTGGCGCCGAACCACGCATCGGTGCTGAGGTACGGCCGACACAGGCCACCACCGACGACGTCTTCGATGAGCAGGCCGTTCCCCGACTTGTCCCACAGGAACACGCCCTGGTTCTCGGGCCCACCGGTGTAGACCGCGAAGGCGAGACTCCCGTCCTCGCGACGCATCAGGGTGCCGCGCTGAGGGCTGCCGTCCGTGTGAGCGGGGGTGATGCCGCCGACCCAGAAAATCTTGGTGCCGTCGGTGTCGAGCACCCGGAACTCGCCGCCCTCGCCGACGGTCACGGTGCCCGCGACGATCTCGTTGAGGGCAGGCCTGATCTGGGTCCGGCCCTCAACCTGCCGCAGCCGCTCCTCAAGGGCGCCGATCCGGTCGAGGATGTCCAAGGGCACGTTCGGGGTGGGCATCAGGCAGCCTCCAGGTACAGCTCGGCGGTTTCGGGCCTGCCGCGTTCTTCGGGGTCGACCTTCAGGCCGACGACGCGGTACCGGGCAGACAGGCCGGGCGCCGGGTTCCAGAAGTTCACGATCCGGAGGCGGATGTACGAGCCGAGGATCGGCACGTCCGCGACCGCGGTCCGGATCTTCACCGCGGGGATGGTGATCGGGCGGCGCCAGCGGGCGAGGTCGGCCGTCGCGTGCGCGTCGAGGTCGGCCTGCACGGAGACATCGGTGTAGTCCGAGGTGCCGTCCAGTCTGGGCCAGCCGGCCGTGTAGTCGCCCGGGCTGGTCAGCATCGCGGACATCAGCGGCACGCTGGACGCGGCCTGGTTGGTGCCGGTCGTCGCGCCTCTGCTCTGCCAGGCGTTGGCCGCGGTCGTCGCGTCCTCCGGCAGTGCCAGCCCGCAGACCGGGCCCGGGGATGACAGCATGATGTCCCGGCTGCCCGCCGTCAGGATCGGGTACCCCAGCCGCAGAGCCCGGTGCCGGACCCCGCCCGTGTCCCGGTAGCACTGGATCCGCCACTCGAAGCCGCCGTCGACAGCCGCGAGCTGGTCGATCAGGCCGCCGATCCACGGCAGGTCGTACCGCGAGTACGTGCGATCCCGCAGCACCCCGGACAGCTGCGCGTAGTCGATCTCGATACCCAAGTTGCCGCCGGTCTGGGCCTGGCAGTAGGCGATGAGCTGCCGCACGATGTCGAGCTGGTCGACGCCGGCCAGGGTGAGCGTGTCGACCAGCAGCCGGTGAGACCGGAAGTACCCTTCCAGGCCGCCGGCCTGGATCGGGCAGGACTCGAAGCCGCGCTCGTCCATCGTCGGCGTCCGCGTCCACAGCGGCCCGCCCCACGCGATCTGTCCGCCCCGCTCCAGGTACAGCATCGTGCGGCCCGGCAGCAGGGCCGCCTTCGCGCGCTGGGCGATGTCCCGGGACGGCAGCGGCACCGTGCCGGAGAGCGAGCCGGTCTTGCCGATGTAGTCGTCGTAGGACACCCCTGCAATGGGCAGGACGTCGAGGACAGCGTCCGTCCGCAGGTCGCACACCACGAGCCGGTACGGCTCCGCCATCGCCGCCCCCTACGGGATTTCGTATGCGAGCGAGATGAAGAAGGCATCGTTCAGTGCCCACGTGTGCGGGTTCGTCGCTGCCCACTGCGACGGAGACGACCCGCCCGCACCGGTCGGGGTGTAGACCAGGCAGGAGTTCGCGTTCGGGCCGATAAAAGCGGTGCCGGTGTAGACGGTGGAGCCGGAGTCGACCGCGACGGCGGAACCGGTCCAGCCGCGGCCGGCGGTGTTCACGGACGTCAGCGGCAGCCCGATGCTGTACGTGCCCGTGCCGAAGGTGGTGGTGCTGCCCATCGTGAAACTGATGTTGACCAGCACGGTCTTGCCGATGCGCTGGTACCAACCGGACCGGGTGCCGGTGCCGATGGCCGGGGCGGTACCGGATGCCGTCCACGTCGGCACGTAGGTCGTCCAAGCACCGCTGTTCAGGTTGCCGGCAGAGAGGTTGCCGTCCACGGTGAGCGCGTCCGGCGTGCGCAGGACGTTGGCGGAGTCGCGGTACAGCTCGACGTCGGAGCCGATCACGACCCGGCCGGACGTGGCGAGGTAGAGGCGGGACTCCCATGCCGACCCGGAGTAGCGCTCCAGGCCCGTGGTCGTGCCGCCGTCCCGGTACTGCCCGGCGTACGCTCCCGCCGTGGCGCCGTCCGGATTGATGCCACCCACCGCGGTGCTGTACGTCCGCTTGTCGGCCAACAGGCCGGAGGCTACCCAGGTCGGCACGGAGCCCGAGCTCGCGCCGGCCGGGACGGTGATGTCCCACAGCCGCAGGTACGCGGTACCCGCAGCCGGAGCCGTCGGTGCGGACCCCGACCCGGGGGTGCCCTGGGTGTACTCGACTCGGGCCAGAGTGGACCCGGAGGAGTCGACCAGGGTGTCGAGTGCGATCAGCCACAGCGTGTCGATCCTCGACAATGACGCGTGCCCGTTGGCGATGGTCGTCACGTCGGCGCCGGTCACAACGACCGGGTACGCGCCCTGACTGCTGGTGCCCTGGACGACGCCCCGGCCGATACCCACCGTGGCGTTCATCCCGGACATGGTCAGCGCGCACGGGCCGGTGCCGGGCCCGGGGATGAGGCCGCTGCGGCTGGTGAGCGCGTCCGTCGCGGCCGGAGTGAACGTGCCCAGGGGGCTGAGCCTGGTGTCTGCGCGGTTCTGCGCGGGGGTGGCGGTGCTGGCATTGAGGAGCCACGCGGAGCGCACGGTCATGGTGGTGGCCTCCTACCAGTAGGCGTTACGCCAGCGCACGACGGCGCTGGCGGCAGGGGATGGGATGGCGTCTGCGGACCGGAAGCTGACGGTCTGCGGGCTGGCGCCGGGCGGGAGCACGAAGGAGCCCTCGGGCTGGCTGCGGGCGGTGGCGTACCCGAGGCGGGACTGCCCGCCGAGGAGGACCGTCCCGGCCCACGTGTCGATGGCGAGCTGCTCGCCGGCGCCCACCGTGAGGTCGTACTCCAGCACCACGGGGGTGGTGCCCTGGAGGGTGACGGATGGTGTCGTGCACGGGCCGGTGATCGTGATCGTGGGGTGGGATTCGGCGTCGCCCGCGTTGGTGGCGGTGATGTCGCCCGTGCTGCCCGGGGAGCCCCAGGCGAGGCCCACGGACGCTTCAGGGCTACCCCACACGAGGCCCGAACCGGTCACAGTACGGCTGGTGGAGTCATGGGCGGTCCCGTCCCACCACCACCCCGACGTGCTGCCGTCTCCGTACGAGGGCAGCGCGGCTGCGGTGGACGCCATCGCCGCGTCCAGCCAGTAGACGGTGCCGTTCGTCGCCACGATGGACAGGCCCACCCGGTCGCAGGTCTGTCCGGCGGTCAGGGTGTAGGAGCCGGTCATGCGGGTCCAGGTGCCTGCCGTGGGTAGCGTGACCGCGGCAGTGTTGAGGGTCGTCGTGCCGGACCGCCAGGCTAGGAGCATGCTCGTGACGCCCGACGCGGGGATCTTGACCCAGATGCCGACGCGGACCACCGTGCCCGTGCCCGTCGTAGGCTCGATGCTCCACGTGGAGCCGGCGGAAGCGTCCGCGGTGAACGTGTGCTGGATTGACGCACTGTTGCCACCAGGGGCCGCGTCGGTGGTGACCCTGGCCCGGGTGATGGACGGCCCGTACGCCTGCGTGTCCGTCAGGTCGACCTCGGCGGACGGGTTGAGGACCAAATTCCGGGTCAGCGTCTCGGCGCCCCAGGCGAGGCCGGACTCCGCCGTCGGCAGGGCAGTCTGGCCGGCCTGTTCGGCCAGGTCGTAGCGGCGCGGGTCGGTAGCCTCCCAGGCGAGGCTGACCGCTCCAGTGCCCAGCATCATGTCCGTATCGGACGGCATGGTGCGGCTGAAAAGACGCGCAGTCACCATCTGGGTCTCGCCGCACATGCGAATGACCAAGGACTGCTCGCCCTGGAGGAGCGAAGTGGCAGCGAGCAGGGCCCGGCGGGCGGCAGGCAAGTCGTTGGGCCAGGAGGTCATCCGCATGTCCGCAGTGATGATCCGGGATTGCGAGAGCAGGCGGCCGAGGTAGGAGCCGTGCTGTTGGGCACGTGGCGCGGTACCAGAGTCGACCGGCGGCAGATCGTCCCAGCCGGTGACGGCGCCGACCTGCACGCCGGTACCGTCACCCCACAGCTGCCCGGCCCATTGGATCTGCCGGTCTGCGGTGATCAGTTCACCGGCCATGTCACCCCCTGCCCTTCGACAGCGCTTGCAGTTCGACGGCCGTTTTGCGGGCGTTGCCGCCCTCGGACTCCCAGTAGTTCTCGATGTTCAGTGGCTGAACGGAGCCGCCGATCGCAGCGCCGGTGCCGAGTGAGGCCGGGATGGTGGCGGCCAGGGCCGGGGCTCCGACGGTGGCGGCCGTTGGCAGCATCCACGCCGGCGGACGTGCGGGCTGTACGAGGTTGGCCATGGTCCGCTCGAGGGCCGGGGCCCCGGATTCGATGCCGGCGATGATGCCGGCGGGGATCCACCGGCCAACCTCGCGCGCCATCACCTTCGACGGCGAGTTGATGCCGAGAGCCTTGGCGATCGGGCCGGGGATGATGGCCTTGGCGAAGCCGATCAGCTTGTCGCGCAGCCAGCCGCCCATGGACTGGATGCCGGCCCACATGCCGCGCACCACGTCGCCGCCCTTGTCGTAGAGCAGGTTGCCGAGGTTGCCGAGGGCGGAGGTGATCCGCCCCGGGAGGCCGCGGACGAGGTCGATCACCTGGAGTGCAAGGGCTGCCTGGGCGTTGAGGAAGCGGGTGAAGGCGTCCCGGGCGAGGTTGTAGAGCCAGGTGCCCAGGTTGGCCAGGCCTGCGAGGATGCGCCCGGGGAGGGCGGCCACCCAGGAGACGATCGACTGGCCGACGGACACGACTGCCTGGTAGGCGGCGCGGAAGCCGGCGGTGATCTGGTCCCAGTAGCGGACGATCAGCAGGACCGCGATGCCGATCGGCCCGGTCAGGATAGCGAGCAGTAGCGGCCAGTTGGCCTGCAGCCAGCCGAGGACGGCCGCGGCGGCGCCCTTGATCCAGTCGACGACGGCGGTGAACACGGCCACTGTGACGGTCTTGATCTTCTCCCAGTTGAGGATGATCAGCGCTGCCAGGGCGACGACAGCGGCGATGATCCAGCCGACGGGGCCCATCGCGAGGACCCATGCGGCGGCCATCCGGGCGGCCTGGATCAGGGACTGAACGCCCATCAGGACCCACCCGGCGACCACGGCCGCGGCCGCGCCTGCCTGCAGGGCCATGCCCCACAGGGCGCGGGCGCCCATCGCCACCCAGGCGCCCACCTGCTGGGCGGCGGAGACGACGGCCGCGGCCCCGGACCGGATCCAGCCGCCGACCGTGACGTACGACGCGGCGACCTGCCGGGCCCCGGAGGCGACGGCCGCGGTGCCGGTCGATACCCATGCCGAGACCTGCTGGATTTTGGAAATGGTGGCCGCGGTGCCAGCCTGCGCGTAGCCCACCGCGGTGGTGATGAGCACGGGCAGCAGCAGGGTGGTGATGACCCCGGCGACGATCGCGATCGACTGCTTGTTCCGGTTCAGCCATCCGACGCTGTCGCGGATCCCGGGGATCACATCGTTCTTGATGACGCGGGCCACCGTCAGGGCGGCCGGTGCGAAGTCGTCGCGCAGCCAGTGCGCGGCTCCGGCGGCCGCCGGGACGAGGTGGTCGCTCGCCCAGGATGCGGCGGCGGAGAAGGCCGGGATCAGGTCGTCGGCGATGCGGTGGGCAAGCTCGCCGGCCGCGGGTGCGACCGACGTGCGGACCCAGTCGGCGGCCTGCCCGAAGGCGGGCCCGAAGCGGTCGGCGAGGAAGCTCGCGCCGCGCTCCAGGACGGGCAGCAGCCGCCCGCCGACGACGTTCACCAGACCCTGCTCAAGCCCCCGCTTGAAGGCTTCGATGCGCGCGCCCGCGTTGTCGCGCAGGCTCGCTCCCATGCGGTCCGCGGCGCCGGCGACCTGGCCGAGGCCGGCCACCGCGGTCTTCGGGTCCAGCGAGAACAGGGCGCCCGCGAGATCCTCAGCCTTGGTGCCGAACAGGGCGACGGCCGCGGCGTTGCGCTCGACCGGGTCCTTCACGCCCTTGAGCCGGTCAAGGACGGTCTGCAGGCCGGCCGACGCGCCCGCGCCGCCCTTGGCGATCTGCTCCGTCATGCCCTTCGCGGACAGGCCGAGGGCCTTGAAGCCGGCCGCGGACGCGGTAGAGCCGTCCGTTGCCCGGATCTGGAATTCCTTCAGGGCGTCCGCGACGACGTCAGTATCGCGCGCGCCGGCCTTCATGCCCTGAGAGAGCAGGCCGGTGGCGGTCTGCGCGGACAGGCCGAGCGACTTGAAGATCGGCGAGTACTCGTTGAAGGTGTCGGCCAGGTCATCGGCGCGCGGACCCATGACCTGCAGGCCCCGGGTCATGACGTCCAGCGCTTCCTTCGCGTTGGTCGCCAGACCGTTCTTCATCAGCTGGCCGATGGCGTTGGTCGACTGCCCGAGGTCCAGCTCGAAGGTGTCGCTCAGGTCGTGGACGTTGGCGGCGATCGACTGGATCTGCTTGTTGGTGGCGTCCGGCGGCACCAGGCCGGCGGACATGGTCGCCCGGATCGCATCCGCGGCGCCCTGGATGTCCTCGGTGACACCGGCCGCGTACAGCTGGCCGGCGAGCTTTCCGTACCGCTGGGCGTCGGCGCCCGTCGCGCCGAGCTGGGCGCCGAGCTTGCCCGCGATCTGCTGCTGCTCGATCGCGCCGGAGATGCCCTTGACGAGGAGGCCGCCCACCAGGGCTCCGGCCCCGGCGACGCCGAGCGCCAGGCCGGCGGCCATGCGCTTGGCGAACCCGGACCCGGCCTCGTCTCCCGCGTCCTCGGCGGGGCCGACGAGCTGTTCGCGGATGCGTCCGGCGATGCCCTCGACCGAGGGGATGACCTGCAGGCTGGCGTAGCCGACCGTAGGCACGGGCCACCCCCTCGGGCTGTGTGGAGTTGTCAGGTGATCTCGCCCGCGGCGATGGCGCGGGCGCGCTCCCGGGCGCGCTCCCGGGCGTCCGCCATGGCGGCGATCCGCTCGGCGCTGTCCCTGCCGCGCCGGTCGTCGCCCGGCCGCGGATACGACTTGGGCAGCCGCTTCTTGGCGTCGCCGCCGCGCTGCCAGTTGGCCTGCGCCAGGGCGTCGAAGATGTCGGCGAGGATGTACTGCTCGCCGGTCCATGCAGGCTGACCGCCGTTCAGGGCGGTCCGCAGGCGGGAGGCGGGCGGCAGGCCCCGCAGGAAGACGCCGAGCTCACGCCAGGTGAGCTCGCCGGTGAACAGGTGCTTGAGCCGGACACCGGGGTAGTGCGCCGGCAGGTCGGCCTCGATGGCCTCCCCGTGCTCGGCTACGAGTCGGAGGAGGCCGGCGATTCCCCCGCGCTGGCGCCGCAGTGCTTCTCGTAGGCGTTGAACAGGGCGATCATCTTGTGCTGCGGCAGGTGCTTCGTCTTGAACTTTGTCCACGCCTGGGCGCCGAGGGCGGCCTGCAGGGTGGCCTGGATGGTGGCGAGGTCTCCGCCGCCGACGCCTTCCAGGATGGGCCAGACGCTGATGTCCTGGATGTGGGCGAAGGACCAGCGCTCGCCGGCGAAGAAGACGACGAACGGGGTCAGGTCGACCTCGGCCTTGACGGCGTCGAGGTTGAAGTCGAAGGGCTTGTCAGGGGTCTTGCTGGTCATGTGCGGTTTCCTCGTGCGGTCTCGGGTGGACGCGGATGGCGTCGGCGGTCAGTGACAGGCGGACGGTCCCGCTGCCGTCGGGCAGCAGGGTGATGGTGATCGGCTCGGGGGCGACCAGCCAGGGCAGCGTCCGGCCGTCGATGGCGATGGCGCCGCCGGGGTGGATGTCGATGCTGCGGGCGGGCGCCGGATCGGAGGCCTCGTCGGGCTCGTGCCGGTCGGCGGCCTGCCGGTCCTGCTCGACGAGGGAGGCGACGACGCGGGATCGCAGGTGCTGCGGCAGGGACTGGCCGGGCTCGGTCAGACCGAGACGTGTGGCCTGGTCGCGGATCTGCTCGTCGGTGTAGCGGATGGGCATGTGCGGCTGCCTCTCGGATGGGTGCCGGCCGCGGCGAACCGCACGTACGCCGCGGCCGGCAGTAGGTGGGCGGTCAGGCGGTGACGGTGACCGCGGCGGTGTCGGACTGGCCGCTGTAGGAGGCGGTGATGGTGGCGGCCGACCCGACGGCGATGCCCTTGACGTAGCCGTGGGCGACGGTCGCCCGGGCGGCGTTGGACGTCGTCCAGGTCGCCGAGTCGGTGACGTCCGCGGTGGAGGCGTCGTCGTAGGTGGCGGTCGCGGTCAGCCCGGTGATCTCGCCCACGACGATCGAGTCGGTGGCGGGGGTGACGTCGAGGCTGGTGACCATCGGCGCGGACTGGCGGTCGAAGAGCACGCCGTCGCCGTCGGGGTAGATCACTGCGGCAAACGTCATCTTGGACAGGTCGGTCTCGTTCTCGTCGAGGTCGCCGTCGAGGGTGATGATCGCGTGGTTGCGGGTGATGAGGCGCTTGACGGCGCCGGTGCCCGGGTCGCGCACCTCGAAGGCGATCTTCCGGGGGATCGGGACGGGGACCTTGATGACGCTGTCCGTGGATCCCGGCCAGAGGATCTCGCGCACGATGGTGTTGTCCTCCAGCGCGGAGAACGACTTCGTGAGCTTGAAGTGGCTGCGGGAGGTGCGGACGAGGATGCCGCCCCAGGCGAACTTGTCGTCGGTGTCCTCGTCGCGGGCCTCGGGCATGCCGTCGTCGCCGTCGAGGAGGCCGACCTGGTTCCAGCCGGCGCCGAAGATGGCGCCCACGTTGGCCGGGTTCACGGTGGACAGGGAGTCGGCGATGTACACGTCGGCGTTCGCCCACAGGCGGGCGTTCTCGGGGGTACCGCCCATGGCGGAGCCTTCCTCTCTCAGGGGGTGAGCTGGATCGGGCGGATGTTCGCCGTCAGGGTGAAGGTGGACAGGTCGACCTCGGAGTCGGGGTCGATCGCGTGGTGCGGTCCCGTGCCGTAGCCGGAGCCGGACCGGGTGGAGCGGATGACGGGGCCGGAGTGGATGTTCAGCAGGCCGGCCGCGAGCTGGGCGAGGTCGTGCGCCTGGTCGCGGTCCCTGTGCCAGACGGTGATCCGCAGCAGCACGGCTGCGTTGATCCGCGCCGGGTGCGGGTCGGCGTCGTCCTCGGCGACGAGGACGAACGGCAACCGCGGGTCCTCGGGCGACCGCAGGTCCGGTACGCGGGTGCCGACGGTGGCGTCGGCCGCGTACGGCTCCGAACGGCCGGTGAGGGCGTCGCGCAGGGCGGTTGCCCCGGCTGCCGCCGCGTCGCCGAAGACGACCAGCGGGCGGCTCACCTGCCGCGCTCCTTGACCTCCGCGCCGATCCCGGCGGCGGCCCGGGTGAGGACTCCGCGGCGGGCCTGCCATGCCATGCCGCGTACGTCCCGGATGGTGATCGAGGCGGCCTCGCGGTCCGTGCTGTACGGCCGGACCTCGACCTCGACGTCCGGGGGGACATCGGCCCGGACGCGCTCGGCGATCTGCTGGGCGGCCTCGTCGACCACGGCGCGGACGCCGGGACTCTTCAGCACCTCCTGGACGCCGGCCCGGTCGAGTTCGAAGGTCACGCGGGTGCGGGCCATGGGCGCCTCCTCGTCATCCGGTGGAGCGGCGCATCTGCCACTCGACGTGGTGGACCGCGCCGGTGAGCGGGTCGCGCCAGCGGCCGACCTCGCCCTTGACCTCGCACAGCAGGCCGTCGTACTCGATGCGGTCGGTGGAGCGGACGTCGGCGTCGGAGCCCGGCTCGGACAGGACGCGCCAGCCGGTGATGACCGACGTGCGGTCCGCGGTGGCGAGTTCGGTCTGGGCGGAGGGCTGTACCGACAGGCGGTCGATGGTCAGGCGGTCGACCGCGCCGGGCGACCAGTCGGGGACGGTGTTGCCGCCGCGGTCCGTGCGCGTGCCCGCGCGCACGCGCACCACCGACTGATGGAAGATCATCATGCGCGGTCGCCCGCGTTCAGCCGGTGGGCGGCCACCGCGGCCGACCACTGGGCGCTCACGCCGACCGACGCCGTCGCGCCGAACGTGACGGACTCGGAGCCTGCGGTGTACGCCTGCACGCCGGGCTGCACCCGGTACATGGAGCGGGCCTGGTCGATGACGGCCTCCTGGATGTCCTGCGGTACCACCGCCCAGCCGTGGTCCCAGACGACCTGCAGGCAGCGCAGGCGGGCCGGCCAGAGCAGGCAGCCGAGGCGCCGCAGGTACCCGTCGGCGGACCACTCGAAGTCGGCGCCCTCGACGAGGGCCTCGCCGAGCAGCGTCACCGAGGTCACCGCGGTGACCGGGGCTGCGGGCAGCAGGATGGCGTCGCGCCCGTTGCCGTCCAGGACGACCGTGTCGCCGGCCACCGCGGTGACCGGGTGCCGGACCGCCCCGCGGAACCGCCTGGATGCGGCCCGCAGGGCGTTCAGCAGGAGCGGATCGTCCTCCGGCTTGCCGAGCCAGACGGCCAGCTCGGCGGGGTCCGCGAGGTAGTCAGGAGCCGTCACCGCTGGCGGCCTTGTTCGGGGCGGACGTGCGCGCCTTGTTCGCGGCGCCGCGGCGGCCCTTGGCCGGCCCGGCCGGTTCCGCGGCCGGCGCCGACTGTTCGTCGTCGGCGTCGAGCGGCACGCCGCCGTAGCGTTCGGCGTCGGTGGCGTTCAGCTTCATGACGGTCTCGACGCCGTTCGGCATCACGACCCGGTACTTCTGCAGCGGTCCGCCCACGGCGGCCACCTCCATTCGCTGGTCGATGGGGATGGAGGTGGAGGGCGGGCCGCACGCCGCATGCTGGGTGCGGCACGGACACCGCCCCGCCACCTGCCGATGAATGCCCCACATCAGGGGGCGAGCTGGCCGGAGGTCCGCATCGCCGCGAGCAGCGCGTTGACCTTCGTGCGGAGCGCGATGACGTCGTTGCGCAGGGCGTCGTACTCGGCCTTGGTCGGGTTGGCGCCGGCCGCTGCGACCGAGGTGATTGCGGCGGCGTCCGCCACCGCGGCGGTCTGTCGGGCCCTGCGGGCGGCTCCCGCCGCCGGGTTCAGGTATGCCATGTCCGTGCCTCCGATCAGGCGGTGAGGTCGACCTCGACGAAGGCGGTCGGCTGGATGACGCCGAACGCGGCCCGCATCTCGGCGAGGACCGCGACCAGGTTCCTGATGAAGAAGTCCAGGTGGCTGTCGGTCACCTGGATGGTGGCCTGCTGGCGGTCCCACAGGATCGCCTTGCGGAAGTCGCCGACGTAGCCGGTGCCCGCGGGGACGGCCTCGGTCTCGATGACCGGCAGGCCCCACAGGACGGACGCGGAGCCGACGCCGCCGGGTCCGCCGAAGTAGTAGCGGGCCTCGTTGTCCTGGAGGAGATCGACCGTCTCCAGGTCGGCCGGGTTGAGCAGGTACGCGTTGGCCATGCTGCGGCCGACCGTGCGGACCTTCGTCTTGGCCTTGCGCAGGGTGGTCAGGATGTCGCTGTCCCAGGCCTGGGCCTGGGTGCCGGACACGGTGCCGATGCCCTCGAAGTTCTCGCCCGTGCCGTCGCCCTGGATCATCTGGTCCTCGAGCTCCTCCTCCAGGCCGTAGCGGAGGAAGGCGTCGATGAGGGTGCGGATCTGAGCGGCGTCGGACAGAGCCCGCTTGGTGACGGGGATCCAGTGCGCGATCGTCTTGACGTTGGTGACGATCTTCGCGGTGGCGAGGGCCGACTCCGGCTTGTAGCCGCCGCCCGCGTTGTTGACCAGCGCGCCCGGGACGCTCGCAGGAGCGGTCGGTGCGGCCGAGCTGGTGGCCTCCGCGACCGGCGCGGCCGCGTTGGTCGCCGAGGTGACCCGCACGTACTCGACGGTGTCGGAGCTGGTGGTGCCCTGGGTGACGACGTCCCGCAGGGTGAGCGGGCGCTGGAAGGCCTCCAGGCCGACCTGCAGGCCGAGCTGGTCGTTGACGACGAACGCGCCCGCGGACGTGTCCGAAGCGCCGGTGACCAGGCTCTTGAAGCCGGCCATGCCGGACTGCACGCGCTGCTTCTGGCCGAACGTGCCGCCGGGCGCGGTCGCCATCAGGGCCCGGTACTCGTCCGAGCCGGTGAACTGCTCGCCCAGCGACTTGCCGGCGGCGGGCAGTTCGAAGCCGGACGCGGTGCGGCGGCGGCCGTCGTCGTCGGTCTTGGCGTTCAGGGCGATGTCGTCGCCGAGGTCCGCCAGGGCCTTGCGCAGGTCGTCGTTGCCCTTGAGCTTCTCCAGGTCCGCCCGGGCGGCGGTGGCCTTGGCCATGTGCTCGCGCAGCTGGCCGGCCTCCTCCGGGGTGAAGTCCCGGTCGCTGTCCTCGGCGGCCTTGGCGATGGCGCGGGCCTCGGTCAGGTGGTGCTTGATGAGCTCGGCGAGCTCCGTCTTGGTGGGCACGGGGTCTCCTCAGTCCGTGAGCGAGTTCTCGAACTCCAGGAGTTCGAGGTGGGTACGCAGGCGGAGCGAGGCGGCGTCGGCCTTGGCGGCCCCGGCAGGGGCTTCGCGGAGATCCGGCGTGGTCTCGTCGGTGCTGCTGGTGGTGTGGCCCTGGGCGGGCCCGGTGTCCTCAGCCTTGGCGGGCAGCTCTTCGCTGGCGGCCGGCTGCGGCCCGGGGCGGCCGGGCTGGGTGGTGGTCTTCTGCTCCTCGGCGGTGGCGGCCGCGGCGAGGACGTCTCCGATCGCCGCGTGCGCCGCGGTCAGGCTGTCGATGTGGCGCTGGGCCAACACCCTGCCCGCCTTCACGCCGCGGGTGAGCTCGTCGGCTTTCGCCGCGAGCAGCTCGGTGGCCTGGTTGCATCCGACCAGGCACGGCCCGACCTCGTACAGCTTGAGCTCGCGCAGCTCGTAGTAGCCGTACCAGCGGCCGTCGTCGTCCTGGCCCTCGACCCACGCGCCCTCCTCGACGTCGTACGCGAAGGAGAACTGCGTGACTCGCCGCCCCTTGAGGAGGCGGTAGACCTGGGCCGCGGTCGGGTTGGTGTCGACGTCCTCGATCTGGCCGGTGACCTCGAGTCCGTCCGGCGTCTCCATCGCCGACACCACGATGCCGATGTGGGAGAACGGGTCGGACCAGTCGTGCGACCAGATCACGGGGATCGGGTCGCCCTTGGCCCGCCAGTCGGCCAGCGTCTGGGTGAAGGCGCCCGGGATGACGACGTCGCCGGCCGAGTCCTCGTTGCCGAAGACGCTGACCAGCGCGGTGAACTGCCCCTCGGCGAGGCCGTCGGCAGTGCCGGCGGCCTTGATGCGGGCTGTGCATTCCTTGGTGCGCGGCACCGCCTACCCCTCTCTCTCGTAGTCGAGCCTGCAGTTGCAGTTCGCGGTCTCGGAGTCCCGGCCGGACGCGTCGCCCGGCCAGCGCAGGCCGTTGCCGAACACGTCGTCCAGCAGGACCCGGTCGCCGTCCAGCGCCTGGTGCGAGTCGCGCGGCCGGGTGCCGCCCGTGCGCCACACCTTGTGCGTCAGGCCGGACGCCCCGGCGGCGTCATGGCCGCCGAAGGACCGGCCTTCGGTGGCTGCGGTCCACGCCCGCCGGACGGAGACCGCCCCGGCCCACAGGTCAGCGGCGGCCTGGACCGACACACGCCAGTCCCTCGACGGGTCGGCGACCGCGGCCTGCAGCCCGGAGACGGCGGCGGCCTCATGCTCTGCGGCGTGCGACTCGGCCGCGGCCAGCAGCCAGGCCAGCATCACGTCCGCGGACCAGCCGTCGGCGCCCTCGTTGTGGTCGGCGAGGACCTCCCAGGCGCCGACCTGTGCGAGCCGGAACCCGCGGTCGGCCATCAGCGTCTGCAGTTGGGCGAGACGCTCGGGCGCCCCGGCCGACCACAGCAGCAGCAGCTCCGGCGGGGCGAGATCCTTGGCGCCCACCGACCGCAGGAGGACGTCCATCTGACGTGCCGACCAGGTGCTGAGCCGGGAGGCGTACAGGTCCCGCTCCTGCTCGAAGGCGGACAGGCCGGCGGGGCGCCCCTTGAAGAGGACGCCCGGGCCCTGAGCCTTCGGGGCCGTGTCCCGGGGGGAGGCCAGGCCGCCCTCGGTGACGTTGAGCGGCACGATCAGCTCGTCCCCGCCCGGCAGCCACGGCAGGTTCATCCGGGCGCGCTGTTCGTTGCGGGTCATCCACGGGCCGCCGGTGGCGGTGCTCGCCGCCGCCGCCTGAGCCTCGAAGTCGCCGGCCATCTTCGCCGCGATGTTGAACTCGCAGTAGACGTCCGCGCTGTCAGGCGTGTCGGCGATGATCTGCGCGCCGATCTCCTGCTCGAACATCGTCAGCCACGGGCCGAGGGTGTCCTGGTACAGGTGGCTGTGCTGCTCTTTGATGTTGGAGTAGGTGGCGTGGTCCAGGATGCCGATCAGCGGAGGCGGGATGTAGTACGCCGCCGCGACCTCCTCGCGGGTCAGCTTGCGGCCCTCGATGTACTGGGCCTGCTGCGGGGACATCGAGATCGGCTTGTACTCCATGCCGTCCTCGAGGAGCGGCGTGCCGCCCTCGCCGCCACCGCCCTGGGTGAAAGCACCCCACATCGCGCCGAAGCGCCGCCGTTCCTCCGGGCTCCACTCCGGGGCGTCGGCCGGACGGACCAGGACGCCCGTCATGCGCGCGCCCGAGCGCCACATCTGCGCGCGCTGGCGCGTCGACTCGGACTCCTCCAGGAGGATCGCCCGCAGGGACTCCATGGGCGAGGTGCCCGACGTCAGGTCCCCCGGCGTGTAGCCGTGGATGTAGACGACCTCGTCGAGCCCGAAGCGCTGCCCGGACGCGGCCTCGAAGCCCTCGGGCGCCGCCCAGTTCCCGCCGTACGGGCGGATCAGCGTCGGAGGGACGGGCAGCAGCCGGCGCCCCTGACCCTCCAGGTCCACCTTGATGGCGTAGAACTCGTCATAGATCGCCAGGTCGGAAAGCATGCGCTCGACCAGGCGATACGTCGTCAGGCCCGGCAGCGGGTTGGCGAGCAGGACCGCGGCCGGATGGTCGGTCAGCCGGACCCGGTCGGTATCCGAGATGCGGCGGAAGAAGTGCAGCCCCAGCTGTGCGACGTTGCGGGCCAGGAAACCAACCACGGTCCGCACCTGTGGCTGCGTGCGCCAGATGTCCTCGTACTCCCACGGGGCGGCAGACCGCAGCGGACTCGACGCGAAAGCGGGCGACACCCCGGCGCCGGTCGTACTGAGCTGGCCGCGGGACACGACGAAGGCCATCAGCCACCCCCGCCCGTCACCTGAACGAACTCCACCCGGGACCGCTCGATGACGATCTCGCCGTCCACGGGCTGCGGCTCCCGGCCCGCCTCCAGCAGCTCGACACCCCGCAGGACCAGCAGTGGGCCGCGCTGGGCCCACAGCACGCCACGGAACGCCTTGTCCGCCAGGTTCACCACGACTGCCTTGTGCACCGCAGTGCGACGCCATGCGAACATCGCGGCCTCCCGTCCCGGCCGTCACACGACCATGATCGAATCGTCGCCGTCGTCCCCGTACCGGCTCTTGCGCTTCGGCGGCCGGGCGACGACCTCGGCCATCGCCGTGGCCAGCGCCGAGACGCCGTCGATCTTGTCGCCGCTGTTCGCCTTGTCCGGCTTCACGTTGCCCGCCGGGTCCATCGCCACGGCCAGGTTGTCGACACACCAGCGCACCACCGGGTTGCCGCCGTGCCGCAGCACCGGCAGCTCCGCAGTGCCCTGCAGCGTCAGGCGCTGGATCTCCTTCATGACGGGCGACATGGTCGCGAAGCCCTGCCGGACCTTCACCATGGGTGCCCGCTCGGCGACCAGGGTGTTCGTCAGCTGCGAGGCGTTCCAGGGGTCGTAGCCGATCGAGCGGACCCGGAACGCATCCCGGTCCCGGGCGATCTGCTCGCTGATCCAGTCGTAGTCCGCCACGTTGCCGGGCGTCGCCACCAGCCAGCCCTCACGGACCCACCGTGAGGCCGCGCCGGCCGTCCGCTTGTCGAGCGCCTTGAGGTTGTCCTCCGGCGTCCAGAAGCGCCACAGTGCGTCCAGGGTGCCGTCCTGGTCGTTCGGGAACAGCCAGCACAGCGCGCACAGGTCCGAGGTGCTGGCGAGGTCCAGGCCGCCCCAGCAGTCCCGGCCCTTGAGCGCCTGCTCGTCGACCATCGAGGCGTTCGCGTCCCAGGACTCCATGGTCACGAAGCGAGTCGACTGCTTCGTGCGGATGCCCAGGTGCAGCCGCAGAAACTTGGCCAGGTCGGCGGGGGACTGCTGAGCCTCCGCCGCCGCGCCGCGCAGGTACGCGGCCGACGGGCTCACCCCATACCCGGGGTTCGCCTTGCGGTGCGTCGCCTCCGCGAACGGATCGTCGTCCGGCTCCGCGGCCCACACCACCCCGTACGTGTCGGGGTCGTGCAGGGCGCCGCGGGCCAGCTGCTCGATGTACTGGCGCTTGCGGTCGTAGATCGATTCCTGGCGGCCGTCGTCGGCGGTCGTGATGATGACCACCAGCGGCTGACGCCGAGACCCGGTTCCTGTCTCGATCGTCTCGACCAGGTCCGGGCTCTTGTGGACGTGCAGCTCGTCGATGATCCCGGCGTGGACGTTGGCGCCGTGCATCGCCTCGGCGACCGACGACACCACCGTGAAGTACGAGCCCGACGCCGGGTGAGTGATCTTTTTGGTGAACGCTCGGACGTTGCCCTTGAGGGCCGGCGCCCGCTCGGCGATCTGCCGGATCGGGTCGAAGGTGAACCGGGCCTGCTTCTCGCTGGTCGCCGCGGCGTACACCTGCGCGCCCGGCTCGCCGTCCGCCGCCATCATGTAGACCGCGATGCCGCCGGACAGCGTCGTCTTGCCGTTGCGCCGCGGCACGTCCACGTACAACTTGCGGACGATCCGCACGTAGCCGTCGGCCTCGTCGTCCCACCGGACCCAGCCGAACACCGGGGCCAGGATGTACGCCACCTGCCACGGGTCCGGGTCCAGCGGCCGGCCCGCCCACTTGCCCTGCGTGTGCCGCAGCAGGTGGAACGAGCGCAGGACCCGGTCCACCCGGCCCGGATCGAAGCGGGCGCCGGGCGCCTCGCCCGGGTTCGGAGTCTGCACCTTCGGCGGGCAGTCCGGCAGCGGGATGCCCCGCGCCTTCATGTACCAGGCGACCTCGGCACTGATGCCCAGCTCAGCCGGAGACCGCGAACGGATTCTCCTCGTCGCCATCGTCCGCCCCCTGCCGCCCCCCCTGCCGCCCCACCTTCGACTCCGCCGAAGGCGTCAGGCCGAACTCGCCGGCCCACGCCCGCAGCTCCTTCGACGCCGCCTCGATCACGGCGACCGCCGGGTGCCGGACACGGCCCTGAGAGTTCTCCGACAGCACCGAGCCGTCCCGCTCCATCTCCCGCTGGGCCTGGACCAGCCGGTCCCACGTCAGGCAGTACGCCGTCAGTGCCGACCGGTCGACCGGCTTGAGCAGGTCGAGCCGGGCCAGCTCCGGGACCACCCGGTCCCACTCCGCCCGCGCCTCCTCGGGCAGCCACTCCGGCGCCTCGGGCGGCACCCGGCGGAAAGCCGGCGGCTCGACGACCTTGCGGCCGCCGGAGTCCCGGCCGGGCCGGACGCCCTCGATCAGCTTGAGGCCGGCCGGACGGCGCTTGGGCGCTGCCATGGACACCTCCGACGGTCGTCGCTTCGGATGATCAAGGGGTGTCTTCGAGCTGACTGCGTGCCTTCGGAGTTAACCGCGGCGGGCCCCCAGGATTTGACCCCCGTGATTTCGACTCCCCTACCCCCTCCCTCAGGGGTAAAGGTGCAGGTCAGAGGCTTGCGAGGGCCTTGGATGCCCTTACAGGTCACTCAGGGGGCCCCTTGAGGGTCTCCATGGGCCTCGCCAGGCGGCTACGCAGGGTGACGGGCGGCCCTGCGGCGCTCATGCCGTGCCGCGTTGGCCCTGAGGGCCTCCGCGGCGCTCTTGGCGGCGTGGCAGGTGGTGCAGGCCAGGCCGAGGTTGTCGAGGTCGTTGGCCGCGCCGCCCTCGCCGATGGGGAGGATGTGGTCGAGCTCATGGCCGGGCTCGTCCGGGTCGTCGGGTGGCTCGGCTCCGCAGATGTAGCAGCAGCCTCGGTCGCGCCTTGCGACGCGGGCCTTGAGGGAGCGCCAGGTGCCGGAGCTGATGCCGTAGCGGCGCGCCTTGTCGTCGCGGCCGGCCCAGGCGATGGGCTTGTGCTCGTCACAGCGGCCTCGGTGGGTGGCGATCTCGTGGCACTCGGGGTCGGTGCAGCGCGACGGAGGGGCGGTCGGCACCAGCCATCCTCTCGATCAGGGGCGGAAGGTGGCGGACACCTGGTCCACAGTCAGCCGGTGGGGGGTGGTGCGCACCAGCCGAGGTTGTACGGGCACCAGCGGCGGCCCTGTCGGCCGGTCGAGCGCGGCGAGTTCCTCCTTGGTGATGCCCATGGCGTGGGCGAGGTCGAGGAGCTCGGGGCAGTCGTTGATGTTCTCGGTGACCGGGTCGCAGAGGTGGCCGCTGGTGCCGCAGCCCTCGCATGCGGTGGCGTACCACGGGCTGTCCGACCGGTCCGGGTCGACGCTGTGCCGGGCGAGGACGCGCCGGTCGGCTTCGCAGCGGCGTAGGACGGCGACGGGGTCGTGCCGCGCGGCGTGCGCGGCCGTGGCGAGCTGCTGCCGACCGCTGAGCGCGAAGGCCTCGAAGGCGGGGATGCCGTCGGCTGCGAGCACCTCGTCGCCGTCGTCGCCGAGACTCCAGGGCCCGGGAGATGCCGCAAGGGCTTGGCGTTCGGCCTCTTCGACCTTGGCTGCGATCAAGGTATGCAGATCCACGACTACGGTCCCTCCAGCGCGTCGACGCGCCCTTCAACGCTGGTCATCCGGCCCTCCAGGCTGGCGACGCGGTTGAAGAGGTCGGTCAGGTACGTGTTCACGGTGGTGAAGCCGGACTCGACGGCGCTCACCCGGGCGGCGAGCGTGTCGTACGTGGCCTGGTCGCCCCATCCATCGGCGCCGGCGGGCCCGGTGCTGCCCGTGGGCCCGGCGGGACCGGTTGCCCCGGTCGGTCCTGCCAGGCCCTGTTCGCCCTGCACCCCTGCAGGTCCTGTGGGGCCGGTTGGCCCGGTGGCGCCCGTCGCTCCTGTGGCGCCGGTCGGCCCCGGGTCACCCTGTGGTCCTTCGGGCCCGGGCGGGCCGACGGCGGGGACGAGGGTGCCGTCGGAGTCGGCGACGGGCGCGATGGCGACGAGGTAGACATCGGGCTCGGCGGCGGACAGCGAGATCGGGTAGGAGCGGCTCGGGGCGTCGTACCAGCGTTCGGTGACGCGGTAGGTCCAGTCGACGGGGCTGATGCCGGTGGAGTCGACGGCGAGGAGGGTGAGCGGCCCGGGCGTGGTCTCGCCGTCGTAGGTGGCCGTGGTGGGCCCGGCGACTACGGCGTTGGCCTGTGCGGCGGTGATGACGGCGGGCGCGGGCTCGAAGGTGATGCTGCCGCGGCGGACGGTGCCGTCGGCGCGGTAGGCGCCGGGGAGCGTCACGGTGACGGCCTGGAGGCTTTCGGGGAGCGGCACGGTCACCTCCTTGCTGGACTGCGGTCGGTCAGGTCGCCGGCAGCCACGGCCCGATGGCGGCGGCCCACTGCTGGGCCATGTGCATGTACCCGGCGTCCATGGGGTGCACGCCGTCCTCGGTCCAGCGGGCCTGTAGTCCGGTCATGTCGGCGGTGACGACGCGGCCGCCTGCGACGCGGGCGGCAACGACAGCGTCGATGTAGCCGTTGATCTGCTGCTCGCGGGCGGCAACGGTCGTGTTGCGGCTGTACTGGATGCGGGCGCAGGCGACGCGGACTGTCGGTGACGAGGCGAGGGTCTGGTCGACGAGGTCGGCGTACCGGGCCTGCCAGTCCGTGAGGTCGTTCTGCATCGCACAGTTGGTGCCGAGGTGTACGAGGACCAGGTCGGGCCGGGCGGTGGGTAGGGCAGCGATTGCCCGCGGGGCGACGTACCGCAGCGTCTGCCCGGGGTAGGCCTGGAGGCTGTAGGTGGGGGCGGCACGCCGCTGGTCGAGCAGGTCGGTCAGCCAGGTGCGGTACCCGGTGCCGTCCGTGCTGCCGGCCCCGTCGGTGATGGAGTCGCCGACGCACAGGACGCGGACACCGGTGGTCGGCGTGAGGCCGAGGGTGCGGCGGAGGGCGGCGAGACTGTCGCGCTGGTAGAGGGCGAACGCGGTGAGGCGCTGTTCCATCTGCTGGAGGTTGTGCGCGGCGGCCTCGTCGTCGCTGGCGGGGCTGACGTACTCCACGTAGCCGGCGGCGGTGGCGCCGATGGCGATGGCGCGGGCGGTGTCGGGGCTGTACGGGCTGGCCACGGGCGAGAGCCTCCTGGAGGTCGTGTCCGGCGCCCGAACGGGGGGATGTGCGGGCGCCGGGGTTCAGGCTGCCTGTCGGGCGCGGATGCGGTCGGTCCAGTCGCGGCGCTGGCCTTCGAGGGCGGCGACCTCACTGTGCAGGTAGACCTTGCGGCCTTGGTCGTCGGTCATGCGGGCCTTGAGGAGGCCGCGTCGTTCCCAGCTGTAGATGGTCTGGAGGCTGCGGCCGGTGAGCGCTGCGGCCTGGCGGGCTGTCAGGCAGTCGAGGCCCTCGGGGTCGAGGTACATGTGGTCGTCGCCCATCGAGCCTCCCGGGGGAATGCCGGAGGGCCCGACCGGTGTGGTCGGGCCCTCCGTGATGTAGACGCACCTGTGGCGCTGTCGGCATTATGCACCCGGTGGTGGATCATGCGCAAGCGGCGCGCTGGTCAGTAGCCGGCCTTGCGCTCCATGTCGTCGGCGACGGCGCGCAGGGCCGCGGCCACGATCATGGTGGCGACCCCGGGGGTGGGGTCGCTGCCGAGGTCGACGAGGGCCACCTGGACCTCGGGGGCGCCGTCGCCTACGCGGACGTAGACGGGGGTCAAACCGTTCATGCGGGGCTCCTTCGGGGTGTTGCGCGGCCCGCAACAGGGCCGCTACGGGTGTCGTGTCAGGCCGCAACATCGCTGGTCACAGCCGTGTTGCGCTCCTCCGCAACAGGGGCAGGGGCGGCGGGGGAGGGGAGGGGCTGGAGGTCGTCTCGGTGGATACCTGCGCGGACCCCGTCGGGGGTGCGGACGCCAGGCCGGACGGGGATCCGGTAGTGGTCGACCAGGGCGGTGCGGATCTGGGTGTCCGTCAGGTGGCTGTGCCCGGGCTGCTGGCGGTACCGCTCGTACACCTCGGCGAGGTGGATGCCGCGGCGCTCGCCGACCCACCCGAGCAGGCGGTCGACGACGGCCTGCCGGAGGTCGGCCGGGCCGACCTCCCCCGGCTCCTCCTGCTCGGCCTCCTCCTCCTTGGCCTTGGGGGCGTCCGGCCGGGCCCGCCAGGCGGCGATGCACCAGGCGCCGGTGCCGCCGACGAGCCACACCGGGGATTGGTGGGCGAGGTCGAGCAGTCGGGGCGCTGCGAGGGCTGCGGGGCCGCAGCGGACGATGGTGGCCAGGAGCCGGATCTCGCCGTCCGGGTGGAGGGGGACGAACGCGCGGCCGGTGCGGCGGGCGACGAGCCGGGAGCCGTTCGCGAGGCGGCGGATCCGCCAACCGGCCTTCACACGGCACCGCCGAGGGCGTGACCGAGCTGCTCGGCGAGCGGGACGAGGGCAGCCCCGGCGAGGCCGGAGGCGGCGGAGGACAGGCCGATGGTGGTGCCGGACCACATGCCGGCACCGAGCTGCTTCTTCTGGGGCTTCGGCAGCTTCTTGCGCAGGATGACGGCGGTGAAGACGAGCAGGATGACGACCGCGGCGCCGTAGTTGTCCATGGTCTGGGCGGCGTGCCGGGTGGCGGCGACGGTACTGCCACCGGCACCGGAGGACAGCACCTTGTCGCCGATCGCGTTGCTGAAGCCGAGCACCTTACCTGCGGCGGCGCCGATGAAGCCGCCGGGGCAGCTGATCGCGAGGATGCCGATCACGTCGCCGGCGAGGAACGGGATGTGGTTCTTGATGTTGAACTTGGCGCTCTCGGAGGGGCCGTCGCCCTTGCCCTCCTTCTTCACGAAGGTGGCCCAGGCGGCGGGGGCGAACTCACGGATGTGGAGGGCGGTGCCGACGATGACGCCGCCGAGGGTGACGGTGGTGGGGTTCACAGGGCTACTCCGGTGGCGAAGGTGATGGCCGCGTGGGCGGCGGCCGGGGACATGGGCAGAGCGGCGAGCGGCACGAAGAGCAGGGCCCGGGTGGGCCAGCAGGTAGCGACCCGGTCCGCGGTGATGGTGACGAGGAGGGCCGCCGCGGTGAGGCCGAGCGGGGCGAGCGGGCCGACCGAGGTGGAGTTGGTGAGCTGGGAGGCCCACCAGACGGCGGGGGCGAGGGCGGCGGCGGCCGCAGTGACGTTGTGGCCGAGGCTGGTCATCGGGCCCTGCGGGTGAGCTCGCGGACGCCCCAGATGAGGAGGGCGACGTCGGGGATGGCGAGGAGGATGCAGATCACGTATCCCATGGCTGGCTCCTTCAGCGGCGGGGCGGGTTGGTGGAGTGGCCGCCGGAGCGGAGCCACCGGGAGGTGGAGGCGTCGATCGCGCGGATCTCGCGCTCGCGGCGGCGGCGTTCCTTCGGGGTCCGGCCGGTGGCCGGGCTGTCGGAGGTGCCGGTGATCTTGGCCCAGATGCCCATCAGCGGTTCACCGCCTTGCGGCCGCGGCCGGTGACCCGGTCGACGAGTCGGCGGACCGTCTCCCGCTCGACCTCGGAGCCGTGGACGCGGCGGACAGCGGACAGGACGGCGTCGACGTCCTGTCCGAGGGTCCGGACAGCGGATCGGACAGTGTCCGTGATGGTGTCGCCCGGGGCGTGCGGGGCGAGGGCGAGCACGGTGCCTGACCTGCTGTCCGGCGTGTCCGGGTGCTGTCCGGACACGGAGTCGGACAGTGTCCGGACAGTGTCCGCGTCGGTGTCGATGCCGACGCGGGCGAGGTTCTCGACGATCTCCTCGGGGCCCGCGCCGGGTGAGACCGTGAGGGCGGCGAGGATGGCGGACCTGATGGTGGCGGGCAGGCTGGCCGGTCGTCCGGACGGCCTGTCGGGGTCCGGGACGGGCCGGTCGACGGTGACGGTCTCGGCGGCGCCGTACGCCTCGCGGTAGGCGTCGAGCTGGTGGCGGGTGCGGGCGAGCTGCCGGTCGACGACGGCCATGGCGAGCTCGGCACCGGCGGCGGCCTGGCGGCGGGCGACGTACTGCTCGGCGACCGGGGAGAGTTCCTTCGCGGTGGCCTTGATGGCGAGGGTCCAGACACCCTTGGCGATGAGGGAGACGGCCGCGCCGATGATGCCGACGGGCACGCCGGACCAGCCGTGCGGGAGGATTTCGCGGGTGGCGATGGCGGCCATGGAGATGCCGAGGGCGACGTACCCGGCTCGGCGTGGCATGACGGCCCTGCGAGGGTCGTAGCGGGCGAGCCACTCCAGCGCCATGCAGATGATCCACGCGGCGTCGAAGACGGCGGCGACGCCGTACGCGATGACGGCCAGGACTCCGCTAAGGGCGAGGAGGGCGCCAATGCTGGCGGTGGACCAGACGACGGCGAGGGTGAGGAGGACGCCGGTGCCACCGGCGACTCCGGCGAGGACGGCGCGGTCCCAGTCGCGGGGGACCTGGACGGTGTACTTCTCGGGGACGAGTTCGACGGGGGCGCCCTCGTAGGGGGCGAACGGGACGAGGCGGGTGCGCTCGACGTCGCGCGTGAGCAGGCTCATGGGTGTGCTCCGGGGATGGTGGCCCGGGCCGAGGGATGGTGTGCACCTCGGCCCGGGCGGTGGCAGGGCGGTGACCACGGCGCGCTGGGCGCTGGCCTTCCGCCGAGTACTGGGGGGAGGTGGCTAGCGGCCGTAGGCGCGCTGGGAGGGGCGCTCGGAACTGGGGACGTGGACGGGGCGGCCGACGGTGGCGGCGGGGCCGGTCACGAGGGCGTACGGGGCGGGCTGCCGGTCGTTGTCACGGCTGGCCGGGTCCGGGGTGATCGCGGGCGCGCTGGGCGCGCTAAGGTGCTGGCTGTCCATGGGAGGTCGCTCTCCTGTGGTCGGCGGGTCCGGTTGGCGTTGACGCCGCGGGTGTTGGAGCACTCGCGGGCTGAGCCTTCCGGGCCCGTTCTGTTGTCAGAGGTACTGGTCGATCAGGTGGCGCAGGATCGCGGAACGGCTGGTGCCGTCGGTGGTCGCCTTGTCGAGCTTGGCGAGCTGCGGTCCGTAGAGAGTGATCCCGCCGACGACCTTCTTGGTCGCGGGCGGCGCGGGCATGCCGGTCTGGGCCGGCTCAATGTCGGCGGTGTGCATATGCACACCCTAGCCAGTCGTGCATATGCATGGCAAGGGGATTGCTCGACTACTGCATATGCAGCCCCTACGCTGGGCGGATGGTCAGCCGCGCGAAGGACACCCACACCACGAACCGGGTCGTGCGCATCCCTGACGGGGACTGGGACGACCTCGGCGTCCGGGCCGGCCTGCGGAACCGCGCGGCCGTGCTCCGTGCTCTCGTCGCCTGGTACCTGCGGCGGCCCGGGGCGGAACTGCCGGAGCGCCCGCCGGCCCCCAGGGGCCAGACGGGCGCCTGACGGTCACGCCGCGTCCATCTCCCGCAGGATCTGCTCGGCGCGCGCGGACACCTCGCCGGGCCGCAGGATGACGCCGCACCCGGGCGTCGTGCACTCGGTGTCGCGGCCGTCCTCCTCGACGAGCGAGTAGAGGTCGCAGCGCGGGCAGGCGAGCTGCGGAAGGGGCCGCCGGCGGGCCCGGGTGCCGGAGAGGCTGCGGGCCCGGCGGTGCAGGGTGTCGACCTCGGCGGCGTATTCGTCGGCCCAGGGCTGCCGGCAGGTCCAGGCGAGGACGGCCTGGGAGCTGAGGTAGCCGAGCATGCCGCCGATGCTGTACGCCTCGCAGTCGGCGAAGGCGCTCTCCTCCTCGATGAGGCGGACCCAGGTGGCGAGGGTGCCGACGACGGGCGCGGGGCCGCCCTGGTCGCCGTGCGGGTCGACGACGGCGCCGCGGGGCTCGGGCGCGGGGCCGAACCAGGAGAGCACGTCCACGCGGCACGGCAGGGGCGGGGTGCGGGTGGCGCCGGAGACGCGGCCGCCGCGGGGTGCGCTGCCGGGCAGCAGCAACAGGTGGGCGTAGGCGAGCAGCTCACCGAGCTCGGTGAGCTGGCGGTGGAGGCGGGTGGCGGCGGCGAACTCGAGCACGGCGGTGTCTCCTTGCTGGCGGTACGGCGGGTCAGAGTGCGGTCTGGTAGGCGGGGGCGAGCTGGACGTCGGTGATGGGGATCCATTTGCGGCCGCGCCAGAGGTGGGGGCCGGTGGGTCCGTAGGTGATGCGGAGGTCGTCAGCGTCCGCGGTTTCGTCGAGCCAGAGCCAGCGTTCGTCTTCGAAGCGGTCGTCGTGGTCGTCGGCGCAGCTCACGGCCGGGCCTTGGCGGTCTGCGGGTGGGGGCGCATGTGCACCTCGCCCGGCGGCAGTTCCGTGTCGGCGATCATCGGGAAGCCGAAGAACTGGCCGATCTGCCCGACCTGTGCGCCGAGGCGGCTGGCTGATTCGGCGAAGAACTTGCGCTTCAGCGCGTCGAGGGTGACAGGCTCGGCCGCGATTTCCTGGACGGGGTCGGTGGTGATGACGGTCAGGTCCGTGGCCGGCGCCACTGCGGAGCGATGGACCTTGCGCCGCGGCACAGTGTTCTGCTTCAGCTTGGCCGCGAGGGCGGCGATGGTCTCGAAGCTGAGCGGCGCATTGACCACACCGCGGTAGCCGATCGCGTTGCTGTCGTCCGTCCGGATCTCCGTGAGCCCCTCTGCGAAGAGGTTGTCGAACTGGGCCCGCCAGGTGGCTACCTCGTCGCAGGTGAGCGGCGGGTGTGCGGCCCATTCGCATCCGGGGCAGGCGGGTCGCGGGTAGGACAGGTGCCGGGCCGTCAGCGTGACGGGTTCGGCCTCGATGGAGCCGGGCCGGACGGGCTGCGGCGGCAGGGTGATCACGTTGTCGGTGCCGCCATCGTGATCACTCGGCTTGATCACGTTGCGGGTAGCCGCAGAGTGATCGCCGGTCGCGGCGGCGAGCCCCTGGATTGCCTGGTACTTGGCTTCGGTGGTGTGGCCGTCCCATTGCGCGCGCGGGTCGTCCGCGGGCACGCGCTCGACGTGCGCGTACAGGTCGGCGTCGCGGGGGTGGATGTGCCAGGACATCTGCCGCCCGCCCGCGGTGAGGTAGAGGATCTGCCAGCCGGGCTCGTCGACGTCGGGGGCGGGGGCGATGACGGCGGGGTGGAGGGTGGCGAGCCACGCGGTGAGGTGGGCGCGCTCGCGGTACGCGCCGTCTCGGGCTTCCTCGGTGGCGCGGAGCTCGGCGTGCGCGTCGACCAGGGCGTACGAGAGGGCGCTGGTGTCGAGGGTGGCGTCGAGCGCGGCGAGGTTGGCCAGGGCCCGGCTGCGGGCGGACTGCCACGCGAGCCGGTACCGCTGGGCCTCCATCACCGACGTGGCTGCGGGTTCCCCGCCGAGCGCGGTGACGGTCGGGCACGGGTACTCGTGCTGGCACTCGTAGCACTGCAGGCCGCCCCACATGCTGCCCTCTGGGTAGTGCAAGGCGCGGACCTGCTCGGCGGCACGGCGACGCCGGGCGAGCTCGTCCTCCGCCGCACGGAGCTGGGCCACGAGCTGAGCCTGGTACGCGCTGCCGGTCATCGCTGGGCCTCCGGGCTGATAACGGGCAGGTCGAGCAGGTCGCTCGCCGCGGACGGGTCGGGGCATTCCAGGTGCGAGCAGGTCACGTACCCGCCGACGCCGAGGATTAGCGTGGTGCGGGAGCAGGCGGGGCAGCGGCCCTGCACGGTCGGGGTGGCGGTCATCGGCTTGCCTCTCTGGTGGTGCGGTCGATGGTGCGGGTCGCCCGGTCCAGCACATCCTTGGCGCCCATCAGGTAGTCGCTGCGGCTGTGCGGGTCGAGCTGACTGGTGAGCGCGGCCAGCCTGCGGACGGCGGCAAGGGCGCGCTCCGCTGCGGCGAGGCGGGCGTACAGGGCGTCGAGCTGGTCGTCGGTGATCGTGTCGACAGTCAGACGGGCGGGGTCGGGCACGGCTACTCCTGGTGGTAGGTGTCGTGGTGCTGCCGGGCGATGTGGGTGATCAGGTCGAGGCCGGGTGCCGGGCCGATCAGCTGCCAGTACTGGTCGCCGGGCCGGGCGAAGACCCCGTCGCCGCAGGTGCGGCAGTGCAGGGTGACGGAGTCGTCGCCGGGGTTCAGCCAGTACTGGCCGAGGTTGAACGGGCCCTTCACGGCTGGTCTCCTGTCTGTCCGGTGTGGGCTGCGGTGCGGGTGATGTCCTCGGCCTCGCGGACGACGGCGTGCTCTTGGCGGCGTGCGGCGCGCCGGAGGGCCCGGCCTTCGATGTGCGCGTCGGCCGCGCAGATGGCGGCGAGGACCGCGACGACACCGACGGTGCAGCCTGCGATGCCGAGCACGTCGACCAGGGCGGCGGTCACGGCTGAGGGTCCTCGGCCAGGTCCATGGCGACGGTCAGCGCCATCGCCGCGTACTCCCCGCCCGTCAGGTGCATCCGGTGCCCGTCCTCCAGCAGCTCCAGCGACTTCGGCCCGAGGGTGATGCCGACGCTGCGGAGAGCCTTCTCGATCCGCTCGGCCAGGTCGCTGACGGTCAGGGACTCGGTGAGGATCGCGGGCGCCCCGTCAGGGCCCGTGCCGTGGCGGAAGAACGAGACGCGGGGCTCGGGCCGGGCACCCTCAGGGGCGTGAGCGCAGTCACCCCAGAGGTGAGTGTGGGTACGGGTCTTGCGGCAGGAGCGGGCACAGCCGTCGAAGTCGGGCGGGATGGGGTCGATCGCGGTCACGACGGGTCTCCTTCGTTGTGGTGCGCGTCACAGCTGTGCTTGCAGCCGGCGCAGTCGCACTGGCAGATGTTCGGGACCGTCTCGTAGCCGGGGCACTGGCCCTCGGCAACCTGGGCGGATGCCTCGCCCCAGTAGCAGAGGTCATGCCAGTCGCGGGTCGTCTTGACGTCGGGCAGCGTCATCTCCCCGGAGTTCACCCGGTCGTAGATGTCGCAGCAGACGAGTTCAGCGCGGATCCGGTAGGCGATGTCTCTGCCTCGCTGCTGTGCGGCCTGCCGGGTGGTGGTGTCGTCGCTTCGGCTGCCGGCCCGTGCGGCGGCGAGGAACACGGCCAGCGCGGCGACGGCGGGGGCGAGGAGCCACCACCACACGGCGCTCACCGGGCGGTCCCGAGCAGCGCACGGGCCACGGCGAGGGCGGCCGTGGCGGCGCATGTCGCCGGGGTGCAGGTGTCGTGCACGGGTACGGATGTCGACCAGGTGGCGGCCTGCCTCTCCAGCCAGTCGGCGAGCGGCTCGCCGACGCCCGGGTGCATCAGGGCGATCCACTCGGCGGTGTCGCGGTTCTCCTCGGCGAGGTCGGCGCCGGACTTCCCGGTCCA